TCACTACTGTTGTTGTAGATGATGGAACTGTGTATAGAGTTAAAGGAGTTCCAGAACTAGTGGGCATTGCCCCATTTGTTTTTACTTTAAAAGTGTTAGCCATGTGTTCTCCTTATCCTAAAGCTATTGCAAGTGGTAAAGCATTTGGGTCAGTTTCTGTTATTGTTCCTGTTACTGACGCAGTACTCGTTATTGCGTTTGATGTTGTGTTAATACTAAATAATTCTATGTTATCTGAACCATCGTTTATTTTAATTTTTAAAAATCCTGATGTTCCTGAATCTACCCAAATACTTCCAGCAACAAGTGAACTAGGTGCTGAAGTACCTACATGAGATGAGTTAATTGCACCCAGAATATTATTTAATTCTGTTCTAAAGGAAGCAAATCCCTGATTGGCTAATACTACATCACTTACTTGGCTCATATATAATCCTTATAGTTTAATTCGTTTAACTTTTCAAGCCATATCCAACAACTTGATAATCAAATGTTTTGCTGATTCCTGTATTACTACTATTATAAAACCTAATTGTAAAGCCTGTTTTGGATTTACTTGTGATCTGGTAATAATCTCCTGTCGCTAAACCTTGTGCTGAAATTCCAATACTTGGAGTTGCGTAAAATGAATTTGTAAATGTAATAGCTTGACCAGAAGCTGACGCAACAACATCTTCTCCTGATTCTGTTCTTTTTTCAAAATTTACTTTGTATTGTAGGGTGTGAACTTTTGCTCTAGCTTTATTATTATCACTTACAATCTTACATCTAAATTTAAAGTATCTACCTTTAATTGTACTTTGTTGTGCTATTTTTTGAAAACTTGTAATATTATTTAAACTTGTATTATCATATCCTACTTGTATTTCTGCACCAGCTTGTACTTCTGCACTACCATCAAAAGGTGCTTTTGCATCTTCAAATAGCGTTGCACCACGACCTGAATCAAATAAATCGTATTCATCTTCTGTTGTCATTCCTATTACAACTCCTAAATTAACATCATAAACTGCGTCTAAAGAAATAGTATTAGCAAATGTATAAAAACCTGATGATTGAATATTAGAATTAAAATTATTAGGATTAGATGTATTGTCAGTTCCACCTAAATCAAATACTCCCTCTGGAGAATCAAAATTTCCTATTGTGCTATCAAATTGTGTAATTGTATCTAATATCAAAACATTTCTACTTTCTGAATCTAGTGATATTGCTACATTACTATCTCTTGTTCCTAAAAAATCTGCCATTATTCACTTACTGTTAATATGTTTTGAAAATTTTGTAATCCTGAAATATTAGTTGTTACGATAGATGCTTCTGCACTTGCGTTACCTAATTTATCAACTGCTTTAATTAAAAAACTTCCTGTTTGTGCATTAACTACTAAAGAGTTTGATTTTCTTCTAACAACTTTAGCAAGAGGTGTACTGCCATTCCAAGTAGCACCACTTTGAACATCTTGGTATCTTACCTCATACCATGATATATCTAAATCAATTACAGGTGTCCAAGATAATTCCATTTGATTTGAGCCTACCATAGATACAGAAAGATCATCTACATCTTGAGGTATTTCTGTTGCACCTACAATTTTTCTTGAGCCTGTTGTATAAGCTGACGATACACCAAAACTGTTTATAGCTTTTACTCTAACATTATAAGTAGCATCATCAACTGCGTTAAGTAATTCATGCCTTAACTGTGTTCCATTTGAAATAATTTTAAAATTAGTTTCTGTACTTTGTTTAGCTTCTACTTGATAGTATTGAACAAATTTATCTGTACTAGCACCTATTTGAATATTTAATCTAGTAAGTACAACACCATCAGCATATTCAATCATTTCATCTGTTAAAGTAATAGAGGCTGGTGCTTGTATCGTAAATGGATTAGGAAGATTAGTAGTTGGTACTGCTGTTGCTTGTGTTTTAGAAGCCCAAGTATAATGCGTGGCTTGATACTCAACAAGTGATAATCCTACTGTTAAATCTCTATTAAAAGTAATTCCAAGAACTCTAAAAGGTTTAGCAGAAAATCCTAAAGAACTGTGGCTAATATTTACGATTTCTCCAATAGATAAATCATAACCATTAAAATCAACATTAATACCTAAAGATAATGCTTCTCTACTTCTTCTAAGTATTACTTCTGCCATTTCTTCAGCTTGATATTTTGATGTTAATGTTGTGAAGTTAAATCTACCCTCTAAAAGAAAACCACCATCTTCTGTTTTCATTGTTGCGTGTCTATCTGCACTTGGTAATCCTGAATCATCTATTGGTGGAAACTGTGCTTCATCAACTTGGAAATTACGATCTGGATTAACAAATCCTACTATTACTCTATTGTATTTCTCATTCTTTGTAGGTGTAGATAATGAATAGCCACCTATAATATTATCTTCTGTTAAAGTTATAGAAGCACTTCCTGTTGTTTCTATAATTAAATTATATTTACCAGCATTATAAGGTAAGTAGCCTCTACAACCTTTTAAGAACTCTCTAACATTATCTATAATTGGTCTTGATGTATCTAACGCAGTATTGCAATCAAAAATATTTATATCACTACCACCAGAATAGGGTGTTACTTGAGTAACGCAAACTTGTGAAGCATCATAAAAACTTTGTAAATCTATTTCACTTGTTGCTAATCCTTTTCCATATCTAGCGTTAGTTAAATAATCTAATAAACACCAAGCTGGATTTGTTGAGTATGCTGAAGTTTGTGCAACTAAACTAGAATTATAAGCCACAACTTTTTTACCTTGTATCTTTGCTTGTACTTTTGGTATTCCTGTGAATGCGTCAGAGTTCCATTTAAACCTAATAGCCAAATAAGATAGACCTGATAATTTATGACTACTTCCCCAAGATGATAAAGTTGAAAGTAAAGAACTAGCTGATTGTCCATCAGTTCCAAAATGTGGCTCTACTGTTATTGTGCTTTCTGCTGAACCATTTTCTTCACTAGGGTCAGCCTTAAAAAAATTACTATCTGAACTAGCAACAGTTCTTTGAACATTATCTGCTAAATCTCCTGACCAAGTTACAGGCTTTTCATCTATTCTAATTTCTGTAATATCGTTTATCTCTCCCTCTGACATAACGATAGCCATATATAAATAAGTGTTATCAGTTCCTGAGGTTTCCATAAAAACCCTAACGCCACCTGTAAGTCTTTCTCCATATATTACAGGAATATTAGCGTCATTAGATTGTTTATTAATTAATATACCTTTTTCAAAATCATCAAATTCATTAGTTCCAAAGTCAGGAATCTCAGGAGTTTTTGGTCTTAATGCCCATGAAATAAATAAAGTGATACCCAAAGATACCAAAGGATTCATATTGCCAAAAAACTTTGATGCTTTAGCTACTGTGCTTATAACTTTTCCTACAAATCCACCCATTATATATCCTTAACTACCATTCTTTTAATTTGATTATCTTCTACTCTTAACCAAGTAAAATTATCTTTAATGCCTTTAAATTTGTTAGCCATATTAATACACCATTTAAAAATTTTTCTAACATTTGTTAAAGCAATAAATTCTACAAATACTAAATTAGTACCAGAGTTCCATTCAGTATATTTTATCTTAGCTGTCTTTTTAAAATGATTAAAAGCATAATCAGATAGATAAGCCCAATTAGTAAAGCCAACTAATTTATCATTATAATAATGTTTTTTATACTGATTTAAAAATATACTTGGCTTAATATGATGTTGTAAATCAAGATCGTGTAGTTTATCATATTTGGGATAATTTCTATATAGTGAAATAATATCTTGCATTATTCTCTACCCCATTTAATATCTTGTACTGTTTGTGAAGCAAAATCCATACCAACATCTGTGCTAAAGAATCTTTGTTGTGATGTATTGTTTGTTTTTCTACCATTCTTTTTATTAAAATCTGCCCAATGAGATACAATAGATAATGATAGTGTGCTTGTCTTATCTCGTTCAGCTATTTCAAAATTCTCAATACTTCCTTTATAAAGTAAAAAAGGGTCAGCAAATATTGTATTATCATCATCTAGCAATCCTCTATGAATAGTTACAGTATCGTTAATAACACTTTCGTTTAATACTGTTGAAATAAAAGTTTGATCTGCACCTGATAGAGTTAATGTAATACTAGATTTACTTACATCTGTTTGTTCGGAAAAGTCAGATATACCTAATAAATGACTAGAAGCTGAATATGTAATTGATGAGCCTGATACTGATGATGTTAAAGGAAAAGAGCAATCAGTAAAATGAACAGGAGTAGAAAAACCAATAGTTATAAGATGTATTGGTCGTATATCATTTGTTGCTATTTCGTTCTTTACTGCTGTTGTTAGGCTTCTCGTCATATAATTCGTAGTTAGTTTGAGTTACACTTTCTGTACCTTTTAACATAGTATATTCAAATTTGCTATTAGGTTTCTTGTATTCTTTAAGATCGTTAATACTAGCATCTATTTGATCTTCATTAACAACAACTTCGGCAATAAAATCGGCAGTTATCTTGTGTGTAATTTTATATTTTTTCACTATAGAGATTCTTCTACATCAAATTCAAATTGATACAACAATGCACCATCTTTAGCAGTTCCAACTACACCAAACTCTTGAATATCATTTGTTAAATGTACTGTAAATGGAACATTATCATAAGTTACTATAGAATCATCTGCTAATGCTGTAAGTAAAGGTGGCTCAATAGTTACTGTTGAAGCACCACTAGAAGCCTGAACATCTGCTACAATTATATATACTTTTGAATGACTAGCAAACTTAATAAAATCTCCTGACTTAAATGCGTGTGGGTTGTCATTGTGATGATTGTCCATAGCAATCGTTGTATCTCCTACTGCGTGAACACCATTAACTCTTACTGTATTTGTTTCATTACCTCTAGCATCTTCTACTTCTGGTGGGATTATAGTAAAGTTTTCTTTGCCTGATCTTTGTTTAACTATAAAGGCCATTAACTCTCCATAAACATCTGATCTAGTTCCTGTAACTATTCTAACTGTAAATGCAAATCTTTGATTATCTATTTGTCTTGCAAGTTTCTTACCAGATACAGTTTTTGATATAATAGTATTTTGAATAGACTTTATTCCTAAAGATTCAAATTTTGCAGAAGATATTGGAAATGCACCAGCCATTAGATTAAGTTTTTACTCCCTCTTTCATTAACTGCGTTATTAATTAATTGTGTAATAGTTCCTCTTGATCTTACAAGTAATTCTTCAAAGCCAGAAGCATCTACTGTGTTTATATTAAAATTAACTGTAGTAGCACCACCATTAGTTCCTCTAGCATTTTGTGTTATTTGGCCTGTTTGATTTGGTACAAACATTTCTGGCCCATTTTCTCCAACCATAATTGGTTGTCCTTTAGATACTGCACCACCTTGAGCAAAACCAAAAACTTTACCTATTGTTTGTAATACTCCACTACCACGACTTATTTGAGATTGGAATATTTTTTGTTTTGTTTTAGCTTTTTCGATTGCTAACAATACTGTTTCTCTTGCAATAATTTCTATAATAGTTGATAGAACTTCTACTAATAATGTTCTAGCTAAATCTTTAAATGTAGTTTTTAATTCTTTACCTAATACTATTGATTCTGCTAATCCTCTTGAAAAACCT